AATTATAGTAGCTGCTAGGCCTGGCATGGGTAAAACTACTTTAGCTTTAAATTTTATGCTAGAGGCTGTAAAACAAAATAAAAGAGTATTGATGTACTCTATAGAGATGATGGCTGTAGAGCTAGGATTAAAGCTAGTATCTAATATATCTAATATAGATGGAGATAGGATAAGTAGAGGTAAATTAACTGATGAGGAGTATATAGGTATCCATAATAAAACTAGCAGTATTATTAACTCTGGCTTAATAAATATAGATGCAGATACTAGTGAGCTCTTTAGTATTAAATCTCTAGCTAAAAAGCTAAATCATAAAGCTAAATTAGATATGATTATTATAGATTATATGCAGCTTATATCTGGAGGAGATAAAGAAAATAAGCAGCAAAATAGAGAGCAGCAAATATCTTATATATCCAGGAGCTTAAAGGCTTTAGCTAAGGAGCTAGATATACCTATAATTTGCTTATCTCAGCTAAGCAGAGCAGTAGAGAGTAGAGGTAATAAAAGGCCTATGCTATCAGATTTGAGAGAGAGTGGAGCTATAGAACAAGATGCTAATAAAGTTATATTTATATATAGAGATGGATATTATAATAAAAATAATGATAGTAGTACTGAGATTATAGTAGCTAAAAATAGAAACGGTAGCCTGGGTACTACTACTGTACAATTTTATGGAGGCTTATCTACTTTTAAAAGTGATAATTTTACTCCTTTTTAATAATACTTAAAATGCAATTTAAAGCTATTTTAAAGCCTTTTAAGACACTTTTAAGCTATTTAGGTATATAGATATTAAAATAAAAAGATAATAGATTTACTAGATATGATAAATAAAATAGAATTTAATATAAGGCCAGTACCTAAGCCCAGGATGAGTAGAGCAGATAAATGGCTAAAAAGAGATATAGTAGTAAAGTACTGGAATTTTTGTAATGAGCTAAATAGACAGGCTAATCGGCTCAGCTATATACCAGGAGATAAAGTAGATTTAGTATTTTATATAGAGATGCCTAAAAGCTGGAGTATTAAAAAAAGGGAGCTCATGCTAAATAAGCCTCATAAAAATACTCCAGATATAGATAATTTATGTAAAGCCTTTTTAGATGCTCTATTAGAAAATGATAGCTTTGTATATAGCCTCTCTGCAGCTAAGTACTGGAGTGATAAATCCAGCATAGTAGTATTAAATTATGAGTTATGATAATCTGTTAATACTAGTTAATAACTTAGATTTAGTATGTATAAATATAAAATACATTTGTAATAATAATAATAATAATAATATGAATAATAATAATAAATTTGAGCAAAAGCCTGGTACTGGTAGTATCTTTAAAAATACCTTTAAGGATAAAGATAGCCAGCCAGATTATAAAGGTAAAATAGTACTCCATGATGGTACTGAGCAGCAGATAGCTCTCTGGATTAAGGAGGGAGCAAATGGTAAATTTTTCTCTGCATCTTTATCTGATATATATACTCCTACTAATAATGATAAAGTAGATACTAATAAAAAGGATAATGGCCAGGAAACTGATTTACCTTTTTAAAGTAGAGAGAGATACTTTATATATATCTCCAGAGCATGAGGTAATAATGCTAGCTTTTTATTTTGAGCTAGATGAGGCTTTAGTATCTTTAAGGCCCAGCCAGGATAGCTATAGATTACTACATGAGCTTATAGATGTAATAACTGATTACTCTAATAGCTTTGCAGAGGAGAGAGATTTATCCTTTAATGAATGGCTAAGAATTATACCTACTAATTTAACCTATGCTATAGCTGGATTTATAGCTGGGTTAAAGCAGAGTGATAATACGGCTGCTCCTAATATAGGCTATAGCGAGGTACTTAAATCAGCTGCTAGATGTTTAACTGCTTTAAATAAGGTAAAGGCTGTAAATGATTAAAGGAGATGTATATGAGGCTCTATCCTCTGGATATTCTAAATATAAAGAGGTAGCTTTTAATATCTGTAAAGATGAGGATAAGGCCTCTGATGTAGTACAAATGGTAATGGAGAGCTGCTTAAAAATGCCTAAAGCTACTCTCCAGGATATATATAATAAAGATGGATTACTATGGTATATAATTAGGATGATTACTTTAAATATAAAAAGCAATACTAGTAGATATTATTATATTTATAATAAATACTATGAGCACCTAGATAATAATAAAAGTACTAAAAGCTACATGCCAGAATTTTATGAGAATAAGCCAGAGGATACTACTGAAAGTATCACGCATATTAGGCTGGATAAAATAGAGGATTTATTAAGTAATTTATATTGGTACGATAGAGAATTATTTTTGACCTATTATAGGGATTCTTATACGCTGGATAGTCTGGCTGCAAAAACTGGTATAAGTAGAACTAGTATTTTTAATACACTAAAAAAGGTAAAGAATTATATAAAAGATAATATAAATGAGTAAGCCAGGTAAGATAAAAAAATTAACTAATTTTTCGTTAGCAGCTGCTAAATTTGCAGCTGGAGGCTTTATTAAATCTCCTATAGAGATTTATGATAGCAGAGTATTAACATGCTTAGCATGTAAGTATTATGATAGTGATAAAGATGAGTGTAATATATGTGGCTGTCCTATAGAGGTTAAAGCATCCTGGATTACTGAGAGCTGTCCTAAAGGTAAATGGAAATTATGAGAGAATTAACAAAAGATGAAATTATAGAGCTTAAAGAAATCTGGCTATTAATTATGGATGGTAATGCTAAAAACCAGGATAATAAAAATAGAGCTATTAAATTATGGAACTCTTTAGCTGGTACTAGATTTACCTATACTACTAGCTGTTCAGCTTGCTTAGGCCAGGTATATCATGGCTTAGAGGGCCTTTACAAAGAATACACTAAAAAATAAATAAAATGAGTTTACTAAATTGTATAAAAAAAACTGAGGGATGCATAGATACTGATGGTACTGCTAGAGGCTGGATAATATATTTTAAGGATAATGATGATATAAGAGAGGTAAAATGCCTCTTTAAGCCTAATGAGTATAAAGGAGTAAGAGAGGTATATAATGATGCTCAGATAATAGATAAGCTAAGTAAGTACCAGAAATTAAAGAGAGATGGAGAAAAATTAAATTTGCCTTTAAATGAGGTATTTATCTTTTAATTTATGAGAGCTCCAAAGATAAAGCCTATAAAGTTATTAGTAAAGCCTTTAAATATACCTAAAATAATTACTAAGGATTTAGGCTATTATATGTTAATGGGTTATAATTATGAGAGAGATACTATAGGTAATCTTAAAAAGGATTTAGCTAAGTACTGTAATAAAGTATATTTTTATGGTAATGAATAGTAAAGCTAAAGAGGTATATAAATTTATGCCTAAATTAAATAGGAGATTAAAAAGGTTATTTAAAAAAAAACTAGATAAATTAAATAAAGCTAATAGGCTAGAGGATTTAAAAAAGCTAATACTGGATATTAAAATTAATGCAGATAAATAATAAAGCTCCTTTTATATTTATAATAAATACACTAATTATACATATATAAAAAGATGGCATATAATAATAGAGATAGAGGTAAATTTTTAGAGGTACTAGCAGCCCAGGCTGGTAATGTAGCTGGAGCATGTAGAGCTATGAAAATTAATAGGCGTACCTATTACAACTGGATAGATAAAGATGAGGTATTTAAAGCTGCAGTAGATGATATTACTGAGAGCTTAATAGATGATGCTGAGAGCCAGCTACAGAAACTAATTAAGGATGGTAATGTAGTAGCTATATTATTTTATCTAAAAACTAGAGCAAAGGCTAGAGGTTATATAGAGAGGAGTGAAACTGATATAACTAGCAAAGGAGATAAGATAAATATAAATATAAATGTAGATGAGCCGTAATAGTGTATGCTTTATTACTGCTTATATTTTGCATATTAATTAGTAAGAGGAGAGATGATTAATATAACTCCAGATTTAACTGCTAAGCAAAGAGAGGGCCTAAGATATATGCTAGATAATACTACTACTGAGCTGCTTTATGGAGGAGCAGCTGGAGGAGGTAAAAGCTTTTTACTATGCTGCTATGCTATTATAACATGCTTAAAGTATCCTGGAGTAAGAGGCTTAATAGGTAGGAGTAA